AACACAGGAGACAACTCTTACGATGGTGAAAAGTTAAAGATACTAGCACATGATGAAAGTGGCAAGTGGGAAAGACCTGATAACATATTAAACAACTGGAGAGTCACAAAAACTACATTAAGACTAGGATCAAGAATAGTAGGTAAATGTATGATGGGCTCAACTTCAAACGCTTTAGACAAAGGTGGAGAAAACTTTAAAAAACTATACTACAATTCAGACGTTACAAAAAGAAATAGAAACGGACAAACAAGCTCTGGACTCTATAACTTATTCATACCTATGGAGTGGAACTACGAAGGATTCATGGATACTTTTGGATCACCTGTATTCGTTACGCCAAAAAATAAAATATTCGGAGTTGATAATGCTCCAATTACAATCGGAGTTATAGAGCATTGGGAAAATGAAGTTGATGGATTAAAAAATGATAGTGATAGTTTAAATGAATATTATCGACAGTTTCCAAGAACAGAGCAACATGCTTTTAGAGATGAGACTAAAAATAGTATATTTAATTTAACTAAGATATACGAACAGATAGATTATAACGAAGAAGTAATAAGAACTAACGGAGTTACGAGAGGTAGCTTTATGTGGGAAAATGGAATTAAGGACACTAAGGTAATATTTTATCCTAACAAAGATGGTAGATTTTTAATTTCATGGGTTCCACCTAAAAATCTCCAAAATCGAGTAATTATAAAAAATGGGGTTAAGCATCCTGGCAATGAGCACGTTGGGGCTTTTGGTTGCGATAGTTACGATATCTCCGGAACTGTCGATGGAAAGGGATCTAAAGGATCACTTCATGGATTGACTAAGTTTAGCATGGAAGACGCGCCACCTAATCATTTTTTTCTAGAATATATAGCTAGACCACAAACAGCAGATATATTTTTTGAAGATGTACTTATGGCTTTAGTATTTTATGGTATGCCAATACTTGCAGAAAACAATAAACCAAGGTTATTGTATTATATAAGGCGTAGAGGATATAGGGGTTTTAGTATGAATCGACCTGATAAAGTTTGGAATAAATTATCACCTACAGAAAGAGAAATAGGTGGAATACCTAACTCAAGTGAAGACATTAAACAAGCTCACGCAGCTGCAATAGAGTTCTATATAGAACAACACGTAGGATTAATTGAAGACTCATACAGTAGTATGTATTTCCAGAAAACATTAGAAGATTGGGCTAAATTTAATATAAATAATAGAACTAAACACGATGCCTCTATTAGTTCTGGTTTAGCTATTATGGCTTGTAATAAAAACAAGTATGCACCCAATAGCCAAACATCAGTTAAAAAAATAAGTTTAAATATGACTAATTACGACAATAGTGGTTTAACATCAAAAATAAAAGATACAAATGAAAGCTTATACTAATTCACAAAGCGCTTTTCCAGATCAAATAGTTCCAGACGCGGACAAAGCTACGTGGGATTATGGTCTCCAAGTAGGTAGAGCTATTGAAGGAGATTGGTTCTGGGCTGGACGAGGTAGAGATCAATTCCATGAAAACTATCAAAATTTCCATATGCTTAGGCTATATGCTAGAGGCGAGCAACCAATCCAAAAGTACAAAGACGAACTAGCTATTGATGGTGATTTATCATACTTAAATCTAGACTGGAAACCAGTTCCTATATTATCTAAATTTGTAGATATAGTTGTTAATGGAATAAGTCAAAGAACTTATGATGTAAACGCTTTTGCTCAAGATCCAGATTCAAATAAACAAAGAACTGATTATGCTCAAGGTTTGTTAACTGATATAAATGCAAAAACATTTTTAGAACAAGTAGAACAAACATTAGGTGTAAACGCTTTTAATAGTCCAGATCCTTCAACCGCTCCAAAAAACAAGGAAGAACTAGCTGTGTACATGCAGATGGATTTTAAGCAAAGTGTAGAAGTAGCAGAAGAAGAAGTTATAAATCAAGTACTAGATTATAATAAGTATGAACTAACTAGACAAAGAGTTAATTATGACTTAACAGTTTTAGGTATTGGTGCTGTTAAAACAAACTGGAATAGATCTGAAGGTGTTGTAGTAGATTATGTTGATCCAGCTAACTTGGTTTGGTCATATACTGAAGATCCTAACTTTGAAGATATATGGTATGTAGGAGAAGTTAAAGGCATTAGTTTAGCTGAGTTAAAAAAAGAATTCCCACATTTAACGCCAAGAGAATTAGAAGAAATACAAAAGTATCCAGGAAATCAAAACTATACTAGAAACTGGAATGGTAGAAGAGATGACAACATTATACAAGTATTGTATTTTGAATATAAAACTTTTACAAATCAGGTATTCAAATTAAAAGAAACTAATACTGGTTTAGAAAAAGTATTAGAAAAACAAGACACTTTCTTAGAAGCTCCAGATAATCCTAATTTTAAGAAAGAGTATAGATCAATAGAAGTACTATACAGTGGCGCTAAAATACTAGGTCATGAAATGATGCTTAAATGGGATTTAGCAGAAAACATGACTAGACCAGTTTCAGATACTGTAAAAGTTAATATGAATTATAATATATGTGCTCCGCGCTTATATAAAGGTCGTATTGATTCTTTAGTTAATAGAGTTACTGGATTTGCTGATATGATTCAGCTTACACATTTAAAGCTGCAACAAGTCATGTCACGTATAGTGCCTGATGGTGTATACTTAGACGTTGATGGTTTAGCGGAAGTAGATCTTGGAAATGGAACTAACTACAATCCAAGAGAAGCGTTGAACATGTACTTCCAAACAGGTAGTGTTGTAGGTAGAAGCCTTACGCAAGAGGGTGATGCGAATAGAGGTAAAGTTCCAATACAAGAACTAAGTAGTTCTAGTGGGATGGGTAAAATACAAAGTCTTATTCAAACCTACAACTACTACTTGCAAATGATAAGAGATGTAACCGGTTTAAACGAAGCTAGAGATGCTAGTACACCTGATAAAGATTCATTAGTTGGACTTCAAAAACTAGCAGCAGCAAATAGTAACACAGCTACAAGACACATACTACAAGGTAGTTTATACTTGACTGTTAGAACATGTGAGAACATATCTCTACGTGTTGCTGATTCACTAATATTCCCGACTACAAAGCAAGCTTTGATAAATAGTATATCTGAATACAATACAGCTACACTAGAAGAATTGTCTAAATTGAATATGCATGATTTTGGTATATTCATAAACTTAGAGCCGGATGAAGAGGAAAAAGCAATGCTTGAGCAAAATATACAAATAGCGCTAAAAAATAATCAAATATATTTAGAAGATGCTATTGACATAAGAGAAGTTAGAAATTTAAAACTAGCTAATCAGTTTCTTAAGTTTAGAAGAAAAAAGAAACAAGAGCAAGATCAAGAACAGCAAAAAGAAATGATGCAGGCTCAAGCTCAAGCTCAAGCTCAGGCAAGAGAAAGTGAAGCAATGTCAGAAGTTCAAAAGCAACAAGCATTAACCGAGAGTCAATCTCAATTAGAGAAAGTGAAGACAGAACTACAGATACAGAAAATGCAAGTAGAACTGAATCATCAAATAAAAATGGCTGAAGTTAATCATGGATACGCTATGCAAATAGAACAAGCTAGGATAGAAAAAGACAAATCCAAAGAAGACATGATCGAACAAAGAAAAGATCAAAGAACAAGAATACAAGGAACACAACAAAGTAAAATGATAGCACAAAGAACTAACGATAGTGCACCAGTAGACTTTGAAAAAGGAAGCGGCATGGGTCAAATGCCTTTAACAGCAGATGACTTTATAGCTACTTAATTATTAATTATTATATTATATTATGTCAGAAGAAGTAAAACAAGAAGGTGAGTTTAAGGTAAAGAAAAAACCTGGAAGACCTAAAAAATTAGTAGAAAAACAAAATACAGTAAAAGTAGATTTACAAGAAGAAAAAAAAGATGCCGTTCAAGAGCCAGAAACAACGAAAGTTGTGCTACAGTCTGATGAGCAAAGCAAAGAAACAACGGAAGAAACCAAAGTGGAATTGCAAGATGTGGGACAAGCACACGAAGAACAACAACCTACCAAAGAAGTTGAAGCGGTAGAGGAATCTACAATAGAAGAAATAGTAGAAACATCTCAACCTGTATTACAAACTAAAGAAGAAGTAAAACCTCAAATACAAGTTCCAGAAAATTTACAAGACTTGGTTAAGTTTATGAATAAAACTGGAGGTTCTATAGAAGATTATATTAACTTAAATAAAGATTATAACTCTTTAGACGATAATCAAGTATTAAGAGAATATTATAAAAAGACTAAACCTCATTTAAATCAAGAAGAAATAGACTTCATATTAGAAGATAGTTTCTCTTGGAATGAAGATGAGGAAGATGCTAGAACTGTAAAGAAAAAACAACTAGCATACAAAGAAGAAATTGCGAAAGCCAAAAGTGAGCTTGAAAATTCAAAACAAGAGTATTATAAGGAAATCAAGTTGAAGACCAATAATAATGCTCCTAATGAAGAATACGAAGCTGCTTTGGATTTTGTTAATACATATAGAGAGAGCCAAGATAGGCAAACGAAAATGCATGGAACGTTTAAGGACAAGACTCATAATTTTTTTAAAAATGAATTTAATGGATTTAAATTCGACGTTGGAGAAAAAAGGTTTAGTTATAAATTAAATGATCCAAGCCAAACAGCGGATCAACAAACAAACTTAAAATCTATATTTAAGAAGTTCTTAAATGATGATGGCAGTGTGAAAGATTATGCTGGTTATCACAAAGCTGTTTATGCGGCAAGTAATACTGATAACTTGGTAAGTCACTTTTATGAACAAGGCAGAGCTGACGCTACAAAAGATATAATGGCTAAGTCCAAAAATATCCAAGATGGCAAACCTAGATCAACAGCTTCTGGTGATGTTTATATTAATGGTTTAAAGGTTAAGGCTATTACTGGCGCGGACTCCTCTAAATTAAAATTCAAAAAACGAACATAAAATTAAAATTTAGAAAATATGGGATTAATTCCAGGATTGGCTCCTAACTTAGAGCCCGCTCAAAAGCGAATGGCATTATCTAGTAATTATCTTTCTTTCACGGAAGGTGATAACGATTTTGCTCAACAATATCTACCTGAGCTCTATGAGCAAGAGGTAGAAAGATACGGAAACAGAACTATTTCTGGTTTCTTGAGAATGGTAGGCGCAGAAATGCCGATGACTTCAGATCAGGTTGTTTGGTCAGAACAAAATAGATTACACGTTTCTTATGAAACTGCA